AGGGTATCAATTCGTTAGTAAAGGAACAAGGAACGGCGAAGGTTCTGGTGGCGGTGGCGGTGGAGCTGGTGGCTCAGATAATAGTGGCGGTAATTCAAACTGGATTCAACAGGAGGCTCATTAATGGCACAAAATACATCACAAGGTAATACAAGAGGTTCAGCGCCTCTCGATTCAGCAGGAGTAAAGTCTAGTGGACTTATTCGTGCTCAAACTGCCGTTATCTATGATTTATTATCTGAAGGACCTATTGAAGGACTGGTAGATGGTGTTGCAAGTATTAGATTAAACGACAATCCTGTTGCAAATGCTACAAATGCTACTGCAATATCTCCGCAAAGATCTTTTGATGCTGGTTATGTTCACGGAACAGGAGTAATTACAGATAATTCAACAGGTAATATATTTAGCGGTGCTTCTATATCCGATGGAACAAGAGAAATAATAGTACAAGGCGCAAGTAAAAGAACAACTTCTTCTATTAATTGTGTAGCAGGTAACAATATTGTTCTTTCTACAAATAGTGGAAATATGTCTTTTGCAGCAAGTGATGTTTGGGATGGCGTTGGTATACAACCAATGATTCGTATTGATGGGGCTGGGCGTAATGGCGGACAACTCATAGCAGGAATCACAGAACAAATAAACACAACTGCAATAAGAGTAGATACAGTTCCTATGACAACTGTAACAAATACAAAAGCATATTTAGATTTAAAAGATACTGTAGATAGTTTTAGTGGTAATACTGCTACTATTACAGCCGCAGGAGTAACTGTTGCAAATACTGGTGTACAAATGGGAAGTCCTTCTCGAACAGAACAACAACAACCTTTATATAACTACGAAAACTTTGGATTTGCATTTAGAACAGGAGAGCGTGAACAAGAATGGTTACCTACTCCAGCAGGTATAGGTAGTGCTTCTATTGCTCACTCAGTATCAGGAGGAGCTCTTGGTACTACACAAAATACAGGATATCCTAGTGCAAGTTCTTTTGGGTTTAAAGAAACAACATCATACTCAGGAAATGCTTTAGTAGTAACTTCTTCTACAATGGGAGTTGGAAATCCTTCAGAAGTAGATGCAGTTAAAGTAACTTTACAGTTTAATACTATGATTTCACAAAAAGAAAATGGTAAGCTTGGTCCTGGGTTTGCTGAATACAGAATCAAATTTGGATATTCTAGAGACGGTGGAAGTAGTTATACAGATGTAACAAAAGTAGGTAGAGCTACAATTGCTACTAGTACATCCTCTTATCATAGAAATGGTAGAACAAAAGACGCACAAAGTGGCATTATATCAGCAAAAACTAAACAACCATTCAATCATGTTTATACTTTTGATATAAGTAAATATCAACCATTTGATGCTTACAGATTAACAATTGAAAGAATCTCAGCAGTTAATCAAAAAGAAAATAGTTGGCAACAAAATAATAGTGGTACTGTAAAACAAATTGAAAATATTATTACTGATAAATTAACTTTCCCATATTCTGCATATGCAGGGGTTGTTGTAGATGCGAAAGATTTTCAACAAATACCAAAAAGAAGTTATGAAATTCGTGGACTAAAAGTAAAAGTTCCTACAAATTATTTTCCGCTTGATGAAGCAAACACAGCAACAGGAGTAAGAAGAACTACAGCTTCTTATCAAAGAAATGTAAGTACAGGAGCAGAAGAAAGTTCCGTACAAGATTGGGATGGTAATTTTAGAGGAGACCAAAAAACTTTTACAAGTGCTACTCATGCAAACTATGAACCAGTATATACAAACAACCCTATTTGGGTATTTTATGACTTACTAACAAATCAAAGATACGGATTAGGTAAATACTTAGATGAAGACTTTGACTTTAGTAGCATAGATAAATATACTTTATTTCAATTAGCAAAGTATTGTGATGAATTAGTTCCTGATGGAAAAGGTGGAACAGAACCTAGATTTACTACTAACTTATATGTTCAGAAAGACCAAGACGCAATTAAATTTTTAAAGAACTTAGCTTCTCAACTAAGAGCCATGTTAGTATGGTACAATGGACAAGTAACTCTTGGAATGAATCAACAAAAAGGAGCTATTTATACTTTCTCAAAATCAAATGTAATTGATGGAGAATTTAATTATGCAGGTACGGCAGGTAGATTTAGAAATAATCAGATAGCAGTAAGTTGGAATGACCCAGAGAATGGCTATAAACAAGCAGTAGAAGTTGTAGAAGACCACGATGACATTGCAAAAACAGGTAAAGTTAGAAGAAAAAATGTTGCAGCCTATGGCTGTACTTCACAAGGACAAGCTGTAAGACATGGTAAATACCAATTGTTATCAGAACAACTTGAAAAAGAAGTAGTAACATTTAAAACAGGATTAAATGCATTAGGTTTAAAACCTGGTGATGTCATAAAAGTACAAGATTCAGATTTACAAGATATAGTTGCAAGTGGTCGTGTTACTACTTCAGCTTCTTCTACAACAACAATTATAAGAACAGACAGAGATTTAAGTTCATTCTTAAATAATAGTGATAATTTTAAATTACACTTAATATACCCAAATGGTGGTGCTTATTTGGCACAGCCTCTGGCTACTATTAATTCAACTTCTTATACACAAGGAGATTTAATACTACTTGATGAAGATGGAGCAGCTGTTGATAGTCACGCTAAAGCTAGTAATATAAAAGATGATAGTGGAGCAGTTGTACAAACTTATTGGTCAGATGACCTTAGAATAGAAACTCAAGCAGTAAGCTCTTTTAATACTACATCTATAACTGTATCAAGCGCATTTAGTTCTGCACCAAACGGTGAAGTAATATATACAGTTTCAGGAGAGACTGATGATAATGTTAAAATTGCAGGTAGTTTTAAAGAGTATATTATTTCGAGTATAAAACATGAAGATGATATGCAAGTAAGTATTGCAGCAGCAGCTTATGAATCAGGCAAATTTGATGCAGTAGATAGAGGTTGGAAAGTTCCAGAATATCCCGATACTTTATATAAACCTCCCGCAAGAACAGATGAAATTCCTGTACCAATAGGATTAACTGCACAGATAGTACCAGGAAGTTCAAATGGAGGAGACAATGTAGGAGATGGAGATAACAATAATGACTACTCTATCGTATTAAATTGGACTCACCCAACTACACAAAGAACAGATTCAAATGGTAATGATTTAGTAGATGTTTATGAACATTTAGTAGGTTATAATATTCAACATAATTTAGACTTAGAAAATGATGATAGAGATAGTAATAGAGAATTTACAACTGTATTCTTAGACTCTAATAATAAATCAGACTATGTATTTAGTAATGTTGTACCAGGAGCAGCTTATAAATTTAGAGTTCAAACAGTAGCTACAAATGGTAGAACTTCTGGTTGGGTACAAAGACAAGTAAGCTTCCCAGATAGTGCTTATGCAATATTTGGACAAGGAGCTATATCTGCTGGTATGAATCACTTAATACAAAAAGGCGGTATATTAACAACAGTTGTAAATGTAAATAGTACTAATGGTACTACAACTTTTGCAAATACTACTTATGTATTTACTCCACCAAATAGTGTTCCAGCAATAACAGTTTCAAACGGTAATGCCGCAAAAACAGTACAAGACGGATTCAATAATTTAGCAGATGGTGGCACAGGTTTCTTACTATATGATTATAGTGATACTAGTGACCCTTTAAAAGCAATTACCCTTGTAGAAGATACAAGTGCAATAGATGCAGTAACAAGTGCTAAGTATAATTATCAATTTATGGCACAGCTTGGAGCATCGAATAATGACTTAACTCAAGCAAGTGGAACAGTATCAGCAACAGCAGGATTACCAGAACTTACAGGTAGTAGTACAACTTTTACTTCTGACTTTACGGAAGGAGATGTTATCGCAATAGATACAGCAGGAGCCACTAGATTTATGGCAAAAATTGTAGAGATAGAAAGCGATACTTCTCTAGTAATGGATAGTAGCCCAAGTAGAGCATATAGTGGAAAAACTGTTCATAAACAAGGTTTAACATACGACCATTTAAAAGATAGTATTTTAGGACAAATTTCAAGAAGTGGAAGTACTTATAGTTATACTCCATTTACAAATAAAATGAAAGTTGATACCTCTGATGAAATCGGTGGTAATACAATCACATCAGTACAGATATTAGCAAACTCTGTTAACTCTACTATTATTCAAGCTAATTCAATAGGAGCAGCAGCAATAGTAGCAGGGCAGATTAACAACTCACACATAGCAGCAAACTCAATAGATTCTGCACAAATAGTAGCAGGAGAAATAGATTCTTCCCATATATCAGCAAACTCAATAGGCAGTGCAGCTATAACAGCCAACGCAATAGGTAGTTCAGAAATATCTGCAAACTCAATAGGTAGTGTAGCCGTTACAGCTAATGCTATAGGAAGCTCAGAAATTGCAGCTAATTCAATTGGAACAGTAGCGATTGCAGCTAATAGTATTACATCCTCACAGTTAACATCAAACGCAGTAGGCTCTTTTACAGTCACAGCTAATAGTATTACAAATGTAGAAATCGCCGCAAACAGTATAGGCAGTTCAGAAATAGCTGCTAATTCAGTTAATGGTACAATACTAATAGGAAATTCAGTAGGAAGTAGTGAAATAGCAGTTAACTCTGTAAATGGTATTATCATAGCAGATGGAGCTATTGATGCAGCAGGTAAATTAGGAAATGCTATTATCTCAGGAACTAAGTTAGCAGACAACTCTATAAATGATTCAAGAATAGTTGCAGCCAATGTAATTGATACTAGTATGATAGCTGCCAACAGTATTACAGCAGCTCTTGTTGCAGCAAATGCTATTCAAACTTCAGAAATTCAAGCAAACTCAGTAAATGCAGTTCTTATAGCTGCAAACTCTATTACTAATAATCAAATAGCAATTAACTCTGTAAATAGTGTTGTTATTCAAAATGATGGGGTAACTGGAGATAATATAACAGCTAACTCAATTACTGCCGCAAAAATTGTAGGTGGTACTATAACTAATGCAGAAATAAATGCTTCAGCAGGAATTACATTTGCAAAAATATCCGTGTCCGATGGAGACATTGATGGTGCAAAAATATCCGCAAACGGTAATATTACTAGTGCTATGATTGGGTCAGTCGCGGCTGGCACACTTACAGGAACAATAGGCACTGCACAAATAGCCGCGTGTGCTATCACATCAGCACTAATAGCTGCAAATTCTATTGATACAGCAGAAATAAAAACAGGTAGTATTGATACTATACATATTGCTTCAAATCAGATTACAAATGCATTGATAGCTGCAGACGCTGTTGAAAACGCAACCATAAAAGGAAATGCTATTACAAATGCTAAAATATCCTCATCAGATTCTTTAACTCTAAATATTGAGGGAGGAACAACAGGGGGCTGGACAGTTACCTCTGGTGCTTTCTCAGGTGGAAGTCCAACAGTACAAGCAAACAATTTTACAAATCAGGGAATACAATTAAATAGTGCAGGGTCAATTCATGCAAAAGAATTCCATATTGACTCATCAGGAAATGCTAAGTTCAAAGGAACACTAGAAGGAGATGATATAACCGTAAACGGAAACTTAATTCTACCTTCATCAGGTGCAAATACAGCAGGTGGTACAATAGGAACTTTCCAAAACAATACTATGGACAATAAGTTTATTACTACTATTGGAACAGGAGCAGGATTCTATCAAGGCTTTGTAAGATTAACAGGGGGAACAAACCATGTTAAGACTATTTCAATCCAAATCAGAGACGGAAGTTCTACAGCAAGTGAAGGAAATCTAATATATGAAACTCCTAGGGTAGACCAATATACAGCAGGAAACCTATCAGAAGGTAGACTATTCTCTAGTGCACAAACAGCTAATATGCCGATTGCATTTAGTTATACAGGCTCCTCAACTATTGCAGCTTTTGTAAGAGCACAGGGAGATGGAGCAGAAACATTAGGGTCAGCTGAAGCAAGATTTATCAAGTTTGGAACTACAGACCCAATATATAGTTTTGCTAACCAAACAGGTGTAGCAGTGAGTAGTACTTTTTTCTCTAACACACAAGTTGTTGGTGGATTTGCAGGGACTAAAACTGTAAGTGTAACTAATCCTTCATTCACAAGATTTAGTATCGATGGCGGAGCATTTGGAAATTCTTCAGTAAATATTGCAAACGGTAGTTACATAAATGTAGAAATAACTTCTGCATCAAGTAATTCAACTACTAGAAGTACAGTAGTCACTATCGGTGAAAGTACACAAGGTTTTTCAGTAACAACAGGAGGCACCTCTGGAGGCGGAGGTGGAGGCGGAGGTGGCGGAGGCTGCTTTGTTGAAGGAACTCCTGTCGTTATGTCAGATGGTTCATTGAAAGCAATAGAAGCAGTCGCTGTAAATGATAGTGTAAAATCATTTAAGCACTCTACCTTAGACGCAAGTAGTGAGGATGCATGGGAAACTTGGACTGCTACAGAAATTGCAAGTGGAAGTTTTGGTACTTCAACAGTAAAAGCAAGAACAGATGCTCATGAATATAATAATTACTATTGGATTAATTACAATCTAAAAGTTACAAACGAACATCCAATGTTAGCTTTTAAAGATGGAGTATTCAAATTCGTAGAAGTCTCAAATCTAGCAGTCGGTGACTATTTAATATTAGAGGACGGCTCAAGAGAAGAGATATTTGCAATACCACAAAAAACAATAAATTGTCTTACTTATAATATGGATGTGGAAGAAGATGATACTTATGTAGTTAAAGGTGGTAATGGTAATGGATATATAGCACATAACGTAGGAGGCAATCAGAAACAATAATGAATTGGATAATACAAACAGGAACAGATGGTAATGGAGACCCAATAACAACCACACTTGATGTGCAATGGAATTGGACTTATGCCTATGTAGGACATGAAACACAAAACTTTGTTAATAATCAATGTATGCCAAGAAGAAGAGAATCAGATATGGTAAAAACTGTATCTATGACAGTTACAGGAACAGATACAACTACTGGTAATGCCTCTAGTTTAACTAGCGGACAATCAGACCAAACTCATTCTGAAACATTAAGTATACCACTTCCTTGGAGACATAAAGCAAATGGCGAGTTATCTGGCTTTGTTACCCCCTACGAAAATGTAACGGAAACAATGATGTTAAATTGGGCAAAGACTATAATGGCAGATAGCGACAAAGCTCAAGCGTTAGAGATACAATTTGCCACGGTACTATATGGCTCAGGTACCTATGGATAACCATTACTTATGCGTTGTTCCAATGCTTCCCAAAAATAGTTCTTGACATGACCTCGAGTTTTTGATATAATTTAGCATATAGGAGTATAAATATGGCAGCAGGAACTTATGATATTGTAGTCGACCAAGGGTCTGACTTTACAATTCAAATACAGATAGCACAAGACGGGTCGAATGTGAACTTAAGTACACATTCCGTACGAGCACAACTGCGTCCAACTCCTAGTTCAGCAACAAAAACTGCAGACTTCACTTGTTCTATTAGCGATGCCGCTAATGGAGTTATGAAGATGGCTTTGACTAACACAGTCACAGCAGGTATATCTGCAGGAAAATATTATTACGATTTAGAACTAGTAAATACAAATACAAGTACTGTAACTAGACTAATTCAAGGCGTCGCAAGAGTCACACAGGAAGTTACACGATAATGGCTACCAAATTAACTATTACTCCTAATACAACAGCAATTTCAGCCACCAGTAACACTACAACGCTTACGATATCATCAGCAGTTGGAGGGGCATCCTCTGACGCAGCAGGTATAACTTTCGAAAATGCGGTCTCTGGATTTGATGGCGCTAACAATAATATAAAAGACGCATTAAATTATCTTGCAAATAATTTCTTTGTGCAAACATCAGCTCCTACTGCAGGAACAACAAACCTAGCAGAAGGAGACTTATTTTATGATACTGATGACAATCAGTTAAAGATCTACCGAGAGATTAGCGCTGGAACATTTCAATTTGTACCTATAATGATAGGGAACGCTTCGAGTGATTCAGACACGGTAGACGCAGGGAGCTTTTAGCTCATATAGGAAACAATCATGGCACAAACCATTAAAATTAAAAGAAGTAGTAGCACCGCCGCTCCTGGTTCTCTGGTAGCTGGTGAGTTAGCGTATTCTAGTAATTCGCAGAAACTTTATGTCGGAGCTCCGAGTGACGGAACAGTTACAGCTATAGGTGGAGATTTATATGTAAATATGCTCGACCACACAGCTGGTACACTTACAGCAAGTTCAGCAATTATTGTTGATGCAAGTAGTAAGATTAATCAGCTAAAATCTGGTAACATAGTAGTTACTGGGTCATCAGATACAATTTCAACAAGCTCAGGAGCATTAACACTCTCAGCAGCAGGTAACTTAGTCTTAGCACATGGCGGAACTTTAGACTTAGATAACCAAGCAACCTCTCTTACAATTATAGACAACCAAGCAGCAGCTCTTGATATAAATGAAGGCGGAAATTCATACATCAAATGTACTACTACAAATAGTGGCGAAAAAGTTGTTATCGGTAAAGATATCGAAATGGCTAATGATGTATCATTGCTATCAGATGCAGCAGTTCTTAATTTCGGAGCAGGTAAAGATGTAAGTGTAACTCATGTACATGATACAGGTTTACTACTTAACTCAACAAGACAATTACAATTCGGAGATTCAGGCACATACATTCACCAATCAGCAGACGGAGTTTTAGACTTAGTATCTGACAGTGAAATAGAAATCAATGGTACAACTATTGATATGAATGGTGCGGTAGACATCTCTGGAACACTAGAATCAACAGGTAATTTTAGTGTAAACAATAACAAATTTAATGTAACCGCAGGTTCAGGTAATACAAATGTAGCTGGTACACTTACTGCAAATGGCGATGTAGATTGCGATGCAGCTTTGAATGTAGATGGAGCAACAACTCTAAATGGTAATGTTACTTTAGGTAACGCAGGTAGTGATACCGTTACTGTTACAGGTACAGCAACATTTACTCCATCAGCAGATTTTGACGGAGGCTTCACAGTAGCAGGCTCACAAACTATCAATATGGGTAGTAACAGAGTCCAGGGTGTAGCAACTCCAACAGCAACAACTGATGCAGCAACTAAAGGTTATGTAGATAGTGTCAAACAAGCACTAGATATAAAAGATTCAGTAAAGTTAGCAACAACAGCTAATTTAGCAGCAGCTTACAACAATGGGTCATCTGGAGTAGGAGCAACTCTTACTATGGATGCATCAGGAACTGTCACAATTGATGGTGTAGTAAGTGCAGTAAATGATAGAGTCTTAATAAAAGACCAATCATCAGGAGTTCAGAATGGTATCTATAAAGTCAGCACAGCAGGTGCTGTCGGTGTAGCAGGAGTTTTCACAAGAGTTGAAGACGCTGATAGTTCAGCACAAGTTACAGGTGGATTATTTACATTCGTTGAATCAGGTTCTACAAACGCTGACAACGCTTATGTATTAACATCTATAACAGGTACAGCAACTATGGGCTCAGACGCCCTCACATTTACACAGTTCTCAGGAGCTGGACAAGTTACAGCAGGAACTGGTCTTGGTAAATCAGGTAATACTTTATCAGTAAATGTAGATAATACTTCATTAGAAATAGTTTCTGATACTCTACAAATTAAAGGATTAGACAACGCTATCTCCGAAGGTGATTTAATATTCGGAGCAAATACAGGTGGTCAATTTACCACTCTAGCAATAGGCACATACGACTCAACAAATTCAGTAGGACAAGTACTACAAGTTGGGAATAATGGAACAGTAACATGGAGCAACACATTAGACGGAGGAACATTCTAATATGTCTCACACGATTAAAGTAAAAAGGTCAGAAACAGCAGGGTCAACTCCTTCTGCATCCGACCTATCAACACACGAGATTGCAATGAACGTAAATGACGGTAAGTTATTTACTAAAGCAGCCAACGGTTCAATAGTAGAAGTAGCAACCAGGTCAGAAGCCGGAGCTACAGAAGGAGACGTACTAGCGTTCGCAATCGCATTAGGATAAAATTATGGCATCAGCATTTAAATCAGCAAGTTCAGTAAATGTAGGGACTTCCCTCACTACTGTATATACCTGCCCTGGAAGTACCACTTCAACTATTATTGGTTGTTATATCTGTAATCAGAGTGGTGGTCAGATAGAGGCAGACTTACAATTTTATGACGCAAGTTCAACGAATCATGTAAGTATATTATTTGGAACACCAATCGCTGGTGATTCAACAGTTGCTGCAATCGGTGGAGATGCAAAGGTAGTACTAGAGGCCGGCGACGCTATAAAGGTTAAAAGCAATGTAGCCAGTAGCATGGACGTAGTACTTTCATATTTGGAGCAAACATAAGATGGCACTTATAGGAAAACAAAACGCATTAGTTTCAGTACTTGAAGCAAATGCAGTAGGAAGCAGTGAAATTGTTTCTAATTCCGTAACTGCGAGTGAAATAGCAGCAAACGCTGTTGGTAGTTCAGAGATTTCAGCAAATGCTGTTGGAACATCTGAGATTGCTACTAACGCTATTGCAGCAGCTCAGTTACAAGCAAGTGCTATTACAGCCGTAGCAGATAACTCTATTGACGCAGCTGCTATAGCAGAAAACTCAGTAGATTCTTCAGAATTAGTCACAGGTTCAATAGACGCTATTCATTTAGCAACAGGAGCAGTTACAACTGCTAAAATAGGAGCAGACCAAGTAACTAACTCAGAGTTAGCAGCAAACTCAGTCTCTTCAACAGAAATCGCACTCAACTCAATCAATGCGAGTGAACTAGCAATAAATTCCGTAACAGGTACAGCAATAGCAGATAACACTATAGACGGAACAAAAATTGCATCGAATAGTATTTTAACAAGACATATTGATGACAATCAAATTACTACTGACCAGATAGCAGGAAATACAATTGCTACTGCGAACATAGCAGATAATGCAGTAGATGGTTCAAAGATAGCATCAAACAGTATTTTAACAAGACACATAGACGATGGTCAGATTACAACAGACCAAATACTCAATGCAACAATAGTAGCAGGGGATATAGCAAGTGATGCAGTTATTACTGCAAAGATACTAAACGCAAATGTAACAACAGCAAAAATAGCAGACAATGCAATTACAGCAGCTAAGTTACCTTCTGGAGTTATAGCTTCAGACCATATCACAGATGGTACTATTGTATCAGGAGATATAGCAGCAAATACTATTGCAACATCCAATATAGCAGATAATGCTGTAGATGGAACTAAGATTGCTCAAAATAGTATTTTAACAAAACATATAGATGACGGTCAAGTAGATACTGCACAGCTAGCCGCTGACGCAGTAGACGGTACTAAGATAGCTGATGATGCAATTAACAGCGAACATCTTGTAGATGGCAGTGTTGATACTGTTCATATTGCTGCAGGTAATATAACAACAGCAAAAATTGCAGATAACAATGTAACTTCAGCAAAAATAGCAACAGACCAAGTACTAGCTAAACACATAGCAGCTGGTGCAGTAGATTCAAGCGAGATAGCAGCTAACGCTGTATCAGCCTCTGAACTTAAATCAGATGCACTTGGTGGTCAAACATTCACAGGTAATGTCACACTATCAGGTAACTTAACAGTTAATGGTACAACAACTACTGCGGCATCAACAAACACAGTTATTTCAGATAAGTTAATCGAACTTGCAAACGGCACATCAGGTTCTCCATCAGGAGATATGGGTATTGTTCTCGAAAGAGGAAGTTCTGATAATGTATTCATAGGTTGGGATGAAAGTGCAGACAGAGTAAGATTTGCAACTACAACAGCAACAGGTGCATCAACTGGAGACTTATCTCTTACAAATGCAAATATACAAGCAGGTAGACTTTATGGAGATGTAACAGGTGCTTTAACAGGTAACGCTGATACAGCAACTACTCTAGCAACAACAAGAGCTTTCTCTTTAACAGGAGATGTAACTGCTTCAGCTATTAACTTTAATGGCGGAGCTGCAGTAGCTTTATCAACATCTTTAGCCGCAAACACAGTAGATAGCGCAGAATTAGTAACTGGCAGTATAGATGCAATACACATTGCAGCAAACGCAGTAACATCAGCTAAGATAGGGGCTAACCAAGTAGGTTCAAGTGAGATTGCTCAGAATAGTATTCTTACTCAACATATTGACGATGGACAAGTAGGAGCAGCTCAATTAGCAAGTGATGCAGTAACATCAGCTAAGATAGGAGATAACGCTATCAATAGTGTAGCATTTATATCAAGCGGTCTAATTACATCAGACTTAATATCAAATGGCACTATTGCAACAGCAGACGTAGCAGATAATGCAATTACTACTGCTAAAATAGCAACCAATAGTATTACAACTTTAATGATTGCAGATGATGCAGTTACATCAGCTAAAATAGCAGACAATGCTATATTAACACAGCATATTGATGATAACCAAATTACTACTGACCAGATAGCCGCAAACACAATTGCAACTGGTAATATTGCTGATAACGCAGTAGATGGCACAAAGATAGCACAGAATAGTATTCTTACTAGACATATTGACGATGCACAGGTTAACACTGCTCAACTAGCAGGTAACTCTGTAACAGCCGCAAAGATACAAGCAAACGCTGTTGGGTCAAGTGAGATAGCAGCTAACTCAGTATCAGCTTCTGAACTTAAATCAGATGCTTTAAGTGGGCAATCATTTACAGGTACTGCACAGATAGCAATAGTTAATGCTTCTACAAGATTAAAAGCACAGCTTATTGGTATTCAAGACCCAAATCCACCACAAAAATTCCACATAGACGAAGTAGCTGGTATGGATGTTGGTACAGGAAGTTCATCTTCTACAGCACAATTCACACTTAACTCATTCAGCGCATCAGTATTTAGAAGTGCTGAATATACAGTACAAGTTACAAATTCCACAGATAGTGATTATCAAACTTTAAAGATAGTACTATTCCATGATGGAACAACAGTTTATTTAACACAGTACGCTTCTATATTTGACAATGGTGCTCAGGCAACCTTTGATGCAGATATAAATAGTGGAAATGTTAGATTAAGAGCAACGCCAGCAAGTGGAGACACAATGGCATACAAGTTCATTAGAACAACAATAGAGGTATAATAATGGGAACTAAATTAAATTTTAACATTGAAGACGCAGGTTTATCTGTGGATGGAAGTGAAAAGTTTAACTCGAGTGGAGCTGCACAAAATATAACTATAAGCGGCGATAAAATAACATCAGGTACTGTAGCAAGTGCCAGACTACCATACACTATTAGAACAAATGCTCCAACGGGCACCGAGTCTACATCTAGTGGTCACATATGGTTTATATACTCGAGTTAATAAATGGCACTATATGTTAACGACAGCGGAACACTTCGACAGATTTCCTTTTTGGCAATCAATGATAGTGGTACGCTTAGAAGAATCAATGAAGTCTATGTAAATGACGGTGGGTCTCTTGAAGGCCCATTCACTATTACACATACAACAAGTAGAAATACTGCGACTTCAACTTCTACCATTTCTGGTTTACAGTTAACAACATATAACACAACAACTACATTTAACACTCAACAAAGTACAGTTACAACAACTGTCTTTAATACATCAACTACATTTAATACTAGTAAAGCAACAGGAAGTTCAAGAAGTACAACAACAACTTATAATACAACTCAGACAACAACAACTGCGTTTACTACTACAACTGCTTTTACTACTACTACGACCTTTACAACTACACAAGGTACAACAACTGCGTTTACTACAACGACTGCTTTTACTACAACGACTACATTTAACACAAGTAAAACAACATCGACTACAGGTTCTACAACGACTGCATATACTACTACTACAACCTTTGAGACAACTCAAAGTACAACTACTAATTATAATACAACAACTGCGTATACAACTACCTATGATACAACAATTAGTACAAGTAGAACTACAACATTCGCTACAACAACAGCGTATGAGGATAATACTAGCTTTGCTACTACAAGAACAACTACCTTCGCTACTACAACAGCGTATGAGGATAATACTAGCTTTGCTACTACTAGAACTACAACATTCGCTACTGATACTGCATATGTAGATAATACAGGGCAGTCTACTACTAGAACTACAACATTCGCTACATCGACAGCTTATGTAGATAATACAGGGCAGTCTACTACTAGAACTACCACATTTGCAACAGCAACAGCTTATGTAGACAACACAGGTCAATCAACAAGTAGAACTACAACATTTGCCACTACTACTGCATATGTAGATAATACATCTCAGTCAACAGCATATGATACTACATTTAGTACTAATACTGCTAGAAATACAAATACTTCTAGAGGCACTGCGTTTACAAACTCTACTGCCTTTGCTACTAATACAAGTAGAAACACTGCGTTTACTAACTCAACTTCTTTTGCAACTAACACTTCAAGAAACACGAATACGGCTAGAGGTACTGCGTTTACAAATGCAACTGGATTTACAAATAACACTACTAGAGAAACAGAGTATATAATAAGTTTCTGCCCAGAAGGTGGCACAAATATGGATATGAGGAACACCTCATTTGCTACTAATACTTCAAGAAATACAAATACAAGTAGAAACACCGCATTTACAAATGCAACTGGATTTACAAATAATACTAGTAGAAATACGAATACGGCTAGAGGCACAGGATTTACAAATAATACTAGTAGAAACACTAACACTTCTAGAAACACAGCATTTACAAACTCTACAGGATTTACAAACAATACTACACAGGGTACAAGTAGAACAACTTCTTTTGCAACAAATACTTCAAGAAGTACTAATACATCACAGTCAACTTCTTATACTACAACATTTGCTACTAATACTGCAAGAAATACAAATACTTCACAGTCAACATCTTATACTACTACATTTAGTACTAACACTGCAAGAAGCACTAACACTTCTCAGTCAACAAGTTATACTACTACATTTAGTACTAATACAACTAGAAGTACAAACACTTCTCAGTCAACAAGCTATAATACTGTTAGACTATCGAATACTTCAAGAAGTACTAATACATCACAGTCAACAAGTTATAATACAGAGAGACTATCAAATACTGCTAGAAGTACAAATACATCTCAGTCAACTTCTTACGAAACTTCCTATGCGACTTCAAGAGCAAGCTCACGAAGCACAGGAACAAGTAGAACTACGACTACAACATTTGATACTACACAATCAACAGCTTCAAGTAGAAGTACAGCAACTGCTAAGAATACTACTACTACTTATGAAACTACTCAAGGAACAACAACTACTAGAAGTACTGCGTCAAGTAGAAGTACAACAACAACATTTAATACTCAACAAAGTACAGCTAGTTCAAGAAGTACTGCATCAAGTAGAGATACTACTACAACCTTTGAAACAGCAACAACTACAACAACTGCGTATGATACTACTACAACCTTTGAGACAAGCAAGACAACATCAAGTTCTAGAGGTACAACTACCACTACAACATTTAATACAACAAGGGCATCTGCTACAAGCAGAAACACTGACCACTTAACAACAACAACATTCAATACTTCAACAACAGTATTTGAAAGAACAACCGCCAGCTCAGCAGGAACTCTATTTGACACAGAAGTCTCGAGTCTAGAAGATTATGGATTCTCTTACTGGGACGGCTCACAATGGAGCGAATCTAACTAATGGCAGGATTTGAAAAAGAAAAAGGTATTACACCAGAGTATGTAAACAAGAAAATGGAATCAATGCTTACAGCAATATATGATGTAATAGAAGAAAACGAACATAGAATGAGAAAGATGGAACAAGTCATCTTCGAGCTAAAGAATGGTAAAGGCAAAGAATAAATTACAAGCCTTAAGCATTAATGAAGAAGTCGGTGATATAGCAACTCACTGGTTAAAATCAGGCTCAGCTTTTAGACCCTCAGAAGACTTAGTAATATTAAATGAGTTTGGTAAGAAACTTCTACCTAAAAGTCACAGAGATTTAGCATTTGAGTATGACATATGGTTTAACACAAATGAGAACTATACCATCAGAAAATGGTTATACACGGATTTTATGGGAAGGGGATTATACTTTCGAGTTCCTTCCATAAAGATTAATAATAGACTGTTTAAGGCGATTGTAAATTCCGACATAAAGATAGACGAAGAAAGAATCGACAAAGTGATGAAGAATTTACAGAACAAGTATTATCTTCATCCGAGTGAAAAATTTTACGAGAAAGTAATATTTTTACCAGGCAGCAACTTATTATGCAAACCCGATTGTATAGACATTAGAAGGGTGGAAAAATTAGTTGAAGAAGGATATGTAATAAAACCACATCCAATAACTGCTCATATTTTTATAGCAGAACTTAGAGCAAAGTTTGGATATGATAAAGTACTAGGGAAGAAAGAGGGAGGACATGAACTTCTTCTTAATGCAACTGAAATAGCAACAGCACAGAATAGTGAAATGGGCATCGTCGCATTACTACTAGAAAAAGATATACGAATGGTTTCTCACCCTGTAAAAA